GGTGCCAACCCACTTCTAGTTTCTGCCACACCGTATTGTTCAAACAAACTTTGTGGCCAAAACTCTAAGAGTGTCTCTTCGGAAATTTCATTTGCAATTCCCGATTTCCTCATCTCTTGGTCTACTGGCATGTTCGGATACACCGAAACGATAACATGGTCTACTAACTTAAGTGTCTCTACCACTTTAGGTTTTAACAGTAATCCATTTGTTACCACCGTCAACTTTTTGAACACCACACCTTTATATGCAAGTAACATACCAATTATGCTACTGAACTCTTTATGAAGTGTAGGTTCTCCACCTAAAATCTTGAGTTCTTCAAGTATAATACCCAAACTGTCCAACTTGGTTATCAATTGACTTATGTCCTCAGTGGTCATATGCCCTATTGTAACCCTACCTTTATAATCTAATACACTACATCCTTTGCAGTGTAAATTACAAGCGTTAATAATGTATAAGTCGTAACTACCCTTTAGTAGTTTTCTTTTGTTTTTCAAAGGCCTTCTCTTTTTCTGCATCTTCAAGTACCTCTTGTCTAGCACGATACTCTAACACTACATCAACTTTTTGCTGTAACCTAATCATATCTTGGTCAAGCATTCTAGTTTGGTCTATGACTCTAATGAGTGCCATATGCATTTCTTCAATTTGTGGGTCAATCTTTTCACCGATGAACCACCACACATAATATATGAAGTAACCTAGTCCTACTGCCATGACAACGGGAAACCCGAAATCATTAATCAGTTGTGCTACATCCATATTAATCTCTTCGGACATCTAACTTTCCGTCCTCTATAAAGTTCTCTGCACGTGCAACTCTGTCTATGTCGGGTCTTAAATCTAAAGCTGCCGACACTAACAAATCTATTTTAACCATCTCATTTGACATGGTTCTAGCACGATTTTCTAAACTCTTACAGAAGATTGTTAACGTCTTTATGTTTTCCACGATACCTTCAAGTATCTGTTTGATAACTATAAAGATGAAGAACCCCATAACAATTGAACCTGCTATAGGCGCTCCCACGTCCGCAATAAGATTAAATATCTCTTCCATGCCTTTATTTATACAAATACCTTCTTAGCGTACAAAAAAAGGGAGCATAAGCTCCCTTCAAATTTGACGAAAGACAAATAGGTTATTTAGCAGAACTAATCTGCTTTACCACTTCTGCTTTAGTACCACTCTTCTTAACCTTAATGCCTTTCTTATCGGCAAGGTCAAATAGTTGTTGCTTTGTAAGTTTTTTTAACTCTGCAACTGAGGTCTTAGACTTTTCTACTACCTTTTTTGGTTCTACTGCTTTTGATGTGTTGAATAATGATTTCAACCATTCTAAAATAAACATAATATACTCCTACTGTTACGTTTTTTTATTTAGTCTTTTGCTTTGCCGATGTTTAAAGCACACCAGTCTAACAATTTATATACTTTTTTTACCAATCCATCATCGACTGGTGTTGGTGTAAGAGCTGCAATTAGGGATGCGCCCATTACTAACCAAGGAATCACTTGTACCCATGCTATAACCCATTGTAGAAATTCTAACATAAAATTCTCCTATTAAGTTATTACAGGAGGTATTTAGGTATTTGTCGTCCCAATAGTGTATTTAGTGGTCAATTTCCACTCAGTTTTCTCTTTATATGGGATGATTTTAATTTGTGATAGTGGAGCTTGTAGTGTAATCTTAGATTGGTCTAAGACCGTTATCAACTTCCATTGTTCCAATAGTTTACAGATAGTGTTTCTACGTGAGATATCACTCTCTGATATGGATGTTTGTTTCCCATCTAACTGAAACAATTCTTTGAAGTGTACTATGTAGTACTTTCCTCTTTTGTGTAGGATGTGGCACGACTGGAATAGTTCTTTCTCTCTTCGTGATGCAATACCTATACGTGACAACGTTTCCCTAATCTTTAGGAAGTCGTCCTTTTCTTCAAATGTTATTTCAACGAGAGATGAGATTATTAAATAATCTTTTTCAGTCATCATGTTTACCACCAGTTTTCATTCTTTTTTTCAATTGTCTATATTGAGATTCGGTTAGTACATTTATGTAATCTTTAGCTACTTTTGTACTTACTCCGTAATACTCCTTAACAGTATCGATTTTGACACTTACAGATGGTTTCTGCCATTGTGAGAATCTTTGTCGTTTCCTAAGAGTATTTAGTAAAAACACATATTGAAGACGGTTTTCTGTACCGTGTCTAGTGTTCATCTCATTAGCGAAAAAAAGCGAATCTTGGTGATAAGATAATGCTTTGTTGGTTAAAAAGGGTGCATATGATTTCTCGGACACATCATCTGGCATGATATCTTTCTTATCATGAGATACGGACTTTACGAAGTCAAATGGATTTTGTTTTGACACTTATTGGTTTCTTACAAAGGCACGAAGAAGTTCTTCACCTTTGAGTTCTTTCCCGAAGGTATGGATTAGTTTTCCATTCTGATATCGTTTAACAATGCCTGAATTGAACTCATGGTCTGTCACAGACTTACCATCTGCAGTGTCTTCGGGTCTAGTGTCATAGTGCATTGAATCGAATGAGTGTGCATGGATAGATTTGATTTTGGATGACCACTCTTCAGCATCAATCATATCTCTTTGTCGTTGGACTGATTCATCATATTGTGTCATTTTTTTCTCCCTTTTTCAAACATTCTGTTTGCTTTTCTTTGCCATGATTTTTCAACTTGATTATCAAACCAGTTTCTAAACCATTGTCTTAACTTACCCACTACCAACCACCGTCAATGGTTTCCATTACTTCATTCATATGACCTAACAGTTGTGTGATAGGTTCATCGTAGTCACTAATCTCATAGTCAACGTCATCTTGTTCTTTGAACATTGCCTTTACTTGGTCACCGTATTGGATAACCATTTCAAGTTGTTCTCTCATTTCATCTGATATTGCCATTATTTAAATTTACACTCTGTCATAATCTCTGTTAGACATGCAACAAAGTTAATCTCATTGTCCATAGCAAAAGCAGACTTGTATTGATAGTCCGCAATAATAAGAACACATGCTGGGATTGAAGATGGTGCGAGTCGATTCTCTAATGAATCAAACACTTTTCTATACAATGTGTTGAAGTCATTGTCTGAGTTTTGACCAACCCACTTTCGCATACTGCTCCAGTTCTTTTCTTTAATCATATCAATAAGAGGTGTTAACTTCTCTTCACTAAGTGTAGATAGAAGTCCAGTGTCAATGACACCACCAATACCATATCGTTGCACTTCATTCAGACACCTTCTGAAGTCGGGGAAGAACTTCATAACCAGTTCAGCAAGAACTTTTGGTTCGTATTCGATTCCCTCGGTTGTACATATACCCATCAACCTTTTCATAAAGTCTTGAGCAAGTTGAGGTTTCTCTGAAGGTTTGATTGAAAAATCAATCACTGTTGTTCTAGAATGTAGTGGTGCAATAATTCTGTTCTTGTAGTTACAAGTAAAGATGAATCTACAATTAGAAGAGAACTCTTCTATAAAGTTTCTCAAAGCAGGTTGAACTGAGTCAGCAGAAATATAATCTGCCTCGTCTAGTATCACCACCTTTGAACCACCACTAAGTGACATTGTAGATGCAAAGTTTTTAATCTTAGTTCTTAGGGTATCAATCAATCTACCCTCGTCCGAACCATTGATTACAATGAAGTCGGCACCCATCTCATTACACAGTGCTTTTGCAACTGTTGTTTTACCAACACCAGCAGAACCACAAAGTAATAAGTTAGGTATCTCGCCTTCTTGAACGAATTTTTTGAATGTATCTTTTAGATGCTTGGGAAGTATCGTATCCTCAATTGTTTGAGGTCGATACTTTTCCACGTATAAAAATTCTTCTTTCATAATAGAGATGAACTCCCCGCCGAGTCCACAGTGTAATTCACCCTTGAAGATTGATGAGATTGAATTACTCCCGTGATAATTGTAGAGACTAGTACAATACTCACACTAATATATAGGTTAAATATCATATTTTGAATCGGGTTCTAATGCGATAAAGTACTCCAAATCAATATCTTTATTCTTGAAGTTAGAGATACCTTTTGAAGATACTGAAACTGAATAGTTTCCCTCTAGCACTTTCAAGTTTTCAATCTTAAAGTTCATTACGAAAGACACACCGTTTCCAGTTCCAACAACTCTGCTGAATGTGTTTGAAGTGTCATTCTTTTTGTCTGTAACTTCTAAGGTCATAGTAGTACCATCTGATTTTAAAATCAAATCACCTACACCTAGAACACTTGCAGCCTTGTTAAGGTCATTCAACAGTGTTGAAGACACATCAAATGATACTTCTGACTCAGGCATTGTAATCATTTTATCTGGCGTTACCACCATACCTTCACTTGCAAAGAAATAATTCATTGAAGAATTGCTATCTGCAATACTCAAAGAAGAATCATTGAACTGAAAGTCGGGGTCTTCCAGTAAACTGGTTGCACCTAAGAACTCTGGCAGATTGTAGATACTGAAATCTTGAGGAAATTCCTCAGATACAGTTGCAACTGCAAGAATGTTTTTCATATTCGATATTGTTTTCAGTTGGTTGCCCTCACTGACTTTAATACCTTGGTTTATTGTTGAGAAATTTTTTAAGACATTCCTCGTGTCATCACTAATTTTCATCACTACTTAGTCTCCTTATAAACATCGTGGTTGTACAATGCAAGGAATCCATAATGGATTACCTTGAGAAGGTCAGCACGATTATAACCATCCTTCTTACCGTATCGTTGTGCATATTTCATCACGTTACCGATACAAAATCCCTCACCGTGACCACCGTCCATAATAAACTCAGTCGCCTGAAACTTATCTTTAGAGTAGTGAGCACCATATGTGGCATCTACATAAGAAGAGAACTCCGAAAGGAGTTTCTTCTCATTGTATTTGTATTCTATTTTGTTTGACATGATACTAGTATACTCCTAGTCTTCCATTTCGTCAATAGAGTTTTCTGCATTCAAGTCCACTCCAGCATCAATCTTGGAGTAGAGGTCGAGAATACTATTCCTAGTCTCTTCATCAAACCTTGAGATACACATTGTGATACACTTCAGTTTGTCATTGAACATTCTGAATGCATTGACGATGTGAACAAGTCTTCTTGTTGTGATAACATCATCAATAGCACCTTCATAGTAGGTCTTTCTGATAATGTCTGCCCAGTCAACCAGTTTGGTTGTGAACTCTGAATCAACTTCACCAGTCAATGCCATTTCCATTTCAAGAATTTTTCTTTCAGTAACCACTGGCGGATATTCTTGTTGCATGGTAATTGCAAATCTTTCAAGCATCGCCTCATTCATGATTTGAGTCCCGATGAATTTACCATCGTCTGACCCTTGACCTTTCGTGTTTGCAGTAGCAAGAATAGTGAAACCTTTTTTAGGTGCAACCCACTCACCAGTTTTCTTGATTAGGTATCCTTTACCTTCAAGAACTGATTGTAGACACATCAACTTGTTTGAACCCAAGTCAACTTCATCAAGAAGAAGGACAGCACCTTTTCTCATTGCTTTGATAACTGGCCCTTCCCTGTAGACAATGTTACCATTGACTAGAGTGTGACCACCCATTAAATCATCTTCATCGGTTTCGATTGTAACGTTAACCCTGTAGAGTTCTCTATTCAGTTGGGCACACACTTGTTCAATCATAAGTGTTTTACCGTTACCACTCAGACCAGTAACAAATACTGGAAAGAAGATTTTAGATTTGATGATGTTCTTAACATCTCTGAAGTGTCCGAATGGAACATAATTGTCCATCTTCTCGGGAATTATTTTTGCATCCGACATAAGATTCACACTCTCAGTTTGAGCAGCAACAGGCATGTTACTTGCAACAGGTTGAGCAGGAATCGGAATAACTTTTGGTGTAACAACTTCGGGTTCATACCCACCATTGTAACCACTGATAGCAGCCTCAAGATTGAAGATACCAACACCCTGTTTGAAATTATACCTTGCAGATTTAATCCAATATGGGAAGTGACCAGTGTTATTAATCTCTTCCTTCGTAAAGGAAGTTTTATTAGGGTACGTCTTGGTCAACGTTTCTAGGAATTCTTTCCTATCAGGCGTATAGTGAAACGGTTTTCCCGCCACTGTTATCGACTCGCTTCTGTCGTAAGTTCTTTTTGTATCAGTCATAATATAGTCTCCGTTATTTAACTTTTTTTCTCATCATTAGTAGTATATAAAAAAGTGAGGGGCTTTGTCAAGTTTATTTTATTGGTTGAAGTAACTTTCCTACACCTTTTTCTATAGATATCATACCACCATCTTTTTTTGAATAGGTTTCAAATGACCCATTGTTCACCCAATATCTGAATGCTTTACACTCAACCTTTTCTTCTTTACACTTCACTTGATTTGGACAATCAAAGACTGTGCATGGCCCAGGGCCCACGTTCTGAATTGCATCTGCAAATGAACTGTAATCGGTAGTGTGTGAAATGTAGTAACTCTCGTCAACTTGTAATGCATTCATTATACTTGCTCCTGTAAAAATGTAGTGTCCATATCTGAATCCAATAGTGTGATTTCAAATACATCCAATTCCTTATCGTGGTTAACCATATGTGGAACCATGATTCCTTGAGCAGCCATGCTGTCAACCTTGTTGACAAACGCCTTATACTCATTCCTTTCTAAAATAACTTTATCCATTATGCAATCTCCTTTATAAATTCGTTAGTTAAAAATCTTGATGTAGTTTTGGATTTCTGATTTCTTTTGAAAGCAGCCATAACTCTGACCTTTTTCGCATCAACTAGGTCATCTGAAAGTTCATCATCACCAGCAGCACCAAGAAGTGATGCACTAGTCAAGAATAATTTGTTGTATCCGTGACACTTCACTACCATACCAGTCTTCTTGATTTCTTTCCAAGAATCATCATAGTCTTTGTGTGGAGCGGTTTCAGAAAGGATACCATACACGTCTTGTTTTCTACCAAGAACAAAGTACCCAGTCACTGTAACGTTACATTCTTTTGATATCCAGTCCAGTAAGTTCTGTGTAATTGAAAAAGCATTTCTGTAATGACTACCACTACCGTAAGGGTAAACTTTTTTAGAGTATGGGTCAATTATCTCTCTATCCACTTGTGTCATGTAACCGTAGTCATCTCCACCACTTTGTTCTTTCATTTGAGCATTCTCAGCATCATCCTTTTCAAACAAAGCACCACCGTGAGAGTAACCATCTGTGATTACTGTAAGAATTGATTTCTCAATACCGTACTGTCTTTGGAATTCAGGCAGAAGTTTTCTGAGAACTGCAAGAGACTGATTGAGTGGTGTTCCACCTAGAGAGTATCCAGTTGGGTGAACCCTAGTGGCAATCCATGAGTATCCAGTTTCAGTGTAGTTTGTATTGAAATTCTCATCCAACCAAGCGTGTAATTTGTTTCTTGCCTTCCATGAGAATCCATCGATGTAGTGGTTTAAGTAAAGTGAAGCAAGGTTCTGCATCATCTCATTCCACTGTCTGTTGTTCATTTCATCCGAAGCGATAGTTACTAGATTTACATTATCATAGTAAGACCCATTGTGTTCACCTCTCTTGTATGAATCTGAGAACAAGTAAATTCTGTGAGCGATATTAACTTTTCTGCAGAACATTGCGAGAATGATTGACTGTTCTATTAAGTCAGCACACTCGTTTTGAATTGAACCACTCCAATCTAGAAGAACTGTCAAACCGTGGTTCTCACCTTCTGGCAAGTAAACACTTCTTTTGAACACGTCTTCAACGATTTGATATTTAGCAAGTCTATTCATGTCCAACTTACCAGTCTTACCAGTAAAAGCATGTTTACTTCTTTGAGCAGTTTGTTTCATCTCAAATTCTTTTGCCATATGATTGACAAGTTTCTTATTCTTGTCGACCAATGTTTTTGCCATGATTTTGTTCCAACCCTGTCTCTTCTCAACATCCATATCAGTGTTCTGAACATAGTAATTGTTCCAGTCTTTTAGAACTGTCTTGAAAGAAATCTCAGTAGCATCGATAACTTCTTTATTTGTTTTGAACTTTGAAGGAAGGTCGATTTGAGTAATAATTCTGTTTGTATCTGAAAGAAATTGGTCTTCGTTATTGTGTGCAAAGTGTTCAGTGATTGACTCTCTAGCACCGTCCTCATCGTCATGGATTCCGTATGAACCTTCTTTTCCACTTCCAGTTTTCTTTTGAGTAGGTTCTTCTACTTCATCTTCCTGTTCCAAGTTACCAGCGGTATCTTGTCCTTCTGACTCTTCTAGGTCAGGCATAGTGTCTTCAGTGTCTGAACCACCTTTAGATGACTCTGACTGTTCTTCTTCGTCTTCTACATCGTCACCATCACCCCATGACTCTTCTTCCATTCCATCTTCATCTTCTTCTTCATCACCGAGTTCAAGAGTTTGTGGAACGATTGACTCATCGGTCTCATCCCTAGTCTCATTTTCCTTAGACCATTCGTAAATTTCTTTTGCAACTGCCTCAACTTCTTCCCAAGTCTCACAAGCGTAACACTTGTCTAGTATAACTTGTTCTTCATCAGTAAGAGAAATATTAACTCTTGAACCGACCTTAGTAATAAGGTTGATTTTGTCAATCAATGAAAGTGTCTGAAGGTCTTTACCTTTGATACCAAAGAAGTCATTCTCCATCAACTCATTGTATGCCTTGTAGAATGACTTTCTAAGACCAGCAAATTTGTCTCTGATTTTTCTCTCAATCCTAACGTCTTCTACAACGTTCAAGTAACCTTTAAGTGTCTTGTTCTCAACAAGAGCAGAGTGTACACCTTCGTATGGTGTGTATAAAGCATGTCCAACTTCGTGACCCATGAACAAGTCATAGAGTTCGTTTGACATATCTTCTTTGAAAATAGGACATGCAAGAATCCTGTTCTTGATGTCGAAGTAAGCAGTAGGAATCTTCCTATGAACAACAGTAATGTCCTCTGTGGCCATTAGTTTTGCGAGTTGGTCTTTTTGGTTTCTTGTTGTCATATTTGTTTCCTCAGTTGATGTAGCCATTATATAAAAAAGTGAAGGGCATTGTCAACTTTTATCTTTTTAATTGAATAAATTTTCTCCTAGACTTGGAGAACTGTTTCATTGGGGACTTGTAAATTATCTCTTCTTTAGTCCCAGTCTTGATGTAACCAACCAGTTGATTAGCATCGTTAACTATGTAAGTGTGGTTGGGGACTGGATAGTCGCCCCAGTCTGTAATCTCTTTTAAGTACTTCATTACTTCACCCATATGTGGTTGTATTTGGAAGGTAGGTTTTCACATGACCATAATGAACCTTCATAATTAATGACTTCCATACATTCACCTGTTGAATTTGATACGTATACATCAGGCATTGATAGAGTTGTATTCACTGCAAACAATATAGATATTGATATTATAATAAGTAATATAAGAATTTTCATTACGATGCCTCTGCAAGAAAGTGAGTGTATGATTCGTAGTAACCACTACATCCGATTGCACTATTATCACATCCTCTTCCATCACTCCATATCTCTAGGTTGATATATGGGTAACATTCTGAAGAAAATGTCTGTCCTATAAACGTAGTGTCTAAATTAGTCTCATAGACATTCTTACCCATTCTACTGATAGGTTTTACTGATAAATGATGAGGGGTAACCTCTTTGATTATAGCAGTGGTTGTTATACCATCTATGGTATATTGACAGGTATCTAACCCAGTTTCAATGTAATTCGTATCTAACATATTATCTCCTTTTTTCATTATATACATAGTATACAAAAAAGTGAGGGGCATTGTCAAATTTAATTTTGGGGGTTTTGGATTGGCGTCCCCGATAGGAGTCGAACCTATAACCTACAGCTTAGAAGGCTGTTGCTCTATCCAGTTGAGCTACGAGGACTTAATCAATCCAACAGATACTATAGTATCAAAAAGTTACTGGCTTTGTCTAGTGGGTAATTGCATTCCTAGTAAAGAAAATTGGTCTTCTCTAAGGTCATCTGTGACCATGTCGGTCATCATGTTGTTTGTGTCGCCTGAGAACCACATGGCGATAGTGTAACGAGGACATCTTCGAACCTTCTGTACACCATGTTCGTGATAAAGTCCTTGGAACAGAACTCCTTGTCCCGATACAGGGTCGTGTGTATAGTCATCATCGGGGAAGTATGTCTTACCATCACCAAAGTTGCTATTGAGATTTAGTATAAGAGTCCACTCTCTTCTAGGTGGTGCATTAGCGTCATCTAAACCATATTGAAGTTGTGCTGAAGAGTAGGTATCTTTATGTGGGTCTTGAAAACCACCGATTGGCCACTCTGTCATAATACACATTTCGGGATACATTCTCTGACCAGTATCTTTGTAGATGGCAGAGATTGAATCAAATTGGATTCGTCTAAGGAGTGTCCTTATATAATGGTCGTGTATGTGTATGATATTGATTCCAAAGTAATCAGAACCGTCACCAACACTTTGAAGGTTTTGGAAGTTTTCTCTAAACCACTGAATTAGATGCTGGTTCTCTTGTGGAGATGTCATCTCGTTCTGAGTTATTAGATTGAGCTTCCTGTTGTTCTTGGATGAATCTTGCATATGCTTGTCGTTTTTCATAATCTAGTCTTTTTCGTTTTTCTTTAGGACGTGCTTTTAAAGCACGTTCTAATTTCAATTTACTTGCTCTTTGTAGGAACAAGATACCGTTGAGATGGTCTAGTTCATGTTGAATACATCTTGCACCGATACCATCAAATAGTTGTGTGTGTTCTTCTCCCTTAGCGTTATTCCATCTGAGTTCACACACTTTGGGTCTCTTAATCATAAGGTATATATCGGGGAACGATAAACACCCTTCTTTCATTAAGTCTGTTTCTTGAGACACTTTAGTTAACTCGGGGTTAAAGAATGCTTGAATACCGTCCTGTGTTCTCATGACAAAAACTCTAGCATCTAGTCCCACTTGATTTGCACTCAGACCAAGACCACCATATTGTTCCATGGTCTCCGACAATTTACTCTCTATCTCTTCAGCGTCTTCCCTTGTCTCAAAATCAAAATCACTTGGACGTGTCCTTAATACTTTACTCGCTTCTTCTACTAATTGATACATTATTTAATCCTAATGCCTGAAGAACTCATGTATAATGCTTTACCTGCCCATCCGCCGGACGCCCTTGTCCTCATGGTAATGGGAAGTTCACAATACTTCTTCAATGGTTTATATACAAACGACAAAGTAAAACTTTGTTGTCCCTTCACGTAATTGACTTTGATGTTCCCATAATTTTTAGGATTTTCATCGAGACATACTGCTTTTAATTCTTCATTAGCACCTACGTCTTTCATCTTCGACCCACTCTCTGAACCAATCAATAACTTGTATGGGCATGGTGTAGAGTTAGCATCGGGATAAGTGTAATACCCCATAGTGTTCAACATGTATAATAGGTTGTTTGGTTTAGACAAGTGTTTTGACATCTGTTGGATAACAGAATTTCTAAATGGATAATAGAAATCTTCTGCATAAAAACTCAACCCATGTTTAGTAAATAGTTGACCTATCTGATAGAATGAAGATTTTGAACCACCTTCTGTGTACTTCTCTCTCTTAACTTTAGAAGTCCATTTAACTTTCAACTCTTTTTGCACTTCTTTGTTTTTAACACTATTGACTGCTTCATCCCATGCAACATCAATGTGATTCATGACTGATTTTAATTGTTTTGAATCCTTAAGTTTACCATACTGTGCGACAGCAGATGCATTCATCTTTGGTGTCATATCTTTACCAGCAGCAATTTTGTTAGAGTATCCTATGAATGTTCCACTCGAAAGTTCAACCATAACATCTGAAGGGTTCTTATCTGAGATACCGCCTGGCTTTCCACGTGGTGTCCAGTATACATCCTTAATTGATTGACCACTTAAGTCTTGGAGAATTGCTCTAGCATTGTGTTGACCAATCTTGATGTCTCTTTGTGCAGTTTCATCTTTATCTATCAACTGAATCATGGTCTCATAGGTAAGTGAACTTCCGTCTCCAAGTAACACACCAGTCGTGCCTGACTTCTTACCTACTACCATCTCCCATTCCACGGAGTCCATTTTCATCTCACTGGGTTTATCTAAAAAATATACAGATAATAACTCATTGACATTAGATGAAGCTGTCGAATCCTTTCGTTTACCCATACCTAAGTGCGATTTAACAACACTCTTAGTAGTCCTTACATAGTATGGAGTGTCACTTCCATTCTTTTCTACTTGGAAAAAAAACTTACCATTCCCTACAGAAAATATTTCTTGTCCACTTGCACTCTCAACATTCTTAAATTTAATATCACCCTCACCAACTTGTGCTGTGATGGCATCCATACTGATATCCAAATCATAATATGGATTTGCTACACCTCTCTGTGTGTAGTATGGGGATACAGTCAACTCACTTATTGTAGGTAAGTCTAACTTTATATCTTCTATTTTTGGTGATTTAAATTCGGAAAAACTTTTCATATTACTATTTATCCTATTCCGCCAGTCGTGAGAAGTTTTTATGTTTCTCGAATCGAATTACATTCTCGAACCTGTCGTACAGTGCATCTCCCTTGTGACTAATTATAAATGCATTAGTCTTTTCCGTCAAGGTGTTTAATAGTTTCATGAAGTCATCTGTTCCATTAACGTCTAGTGATGAATCAAACACTTCGTCAAGTATAAGCAAGTTAGTGTTCACACTGTTCTTCATACGTGCAACTGCTCTCCAAGTAAACAAAAGTGATAAGTCGATTCTCATCTTTTCACCTTGTGAGAAGTTGTCGTACTTAAACACGTCTCTAAATCTTGACTTGATAGTCTCTTCAAAACTTTCGTTGAGTTCGAACCCAACATAGAATTCTAATTGGGCAAGATACTTGTTAATCATCTTATTCATAACAGGAACATACTGTTTAATAATCTTTTCCTTTACTCCTTGGTCTCTCAATAGAGTAGAAGCAATATCAAAGTAGTGTCCTTGGTCTACTAGTGTCTTATGTTTTTGGTGTAGAATCTCTAGTGTATCTTCTGATTCTTCGATTCGTTCATGGACATTTGAACTTACATTTTGTTCTATTTTGAGTTCTTCAATTTCCTTTTGAATCTTTGTAATGAACTTCTGATTTGAAAGTATCTCAGTTTGTAAAAGACCTTTCTGTTTTTGAATGGATTCTATTTCTCGTTGGACTTCGGTGATTTCCGCCAATCGATTTCGGGTATTTTCGAGGGTGGTGTCAAGTTGAAGCAGCGCTTCCTTGATTTCATCTGACTTAAGTTTCTTCTCTTCAATGTGTTTCGTCTTGTGTTCATGGTCTAACCCCTGTTTACATGTTGGACAATCATCGTGGTTTTCATAAAACTCTATTTCTTTCAGTGCTTTCTTACGTGCAGTTATAAGTTGTTGTTCTACTGCTTCTGCTTGTTTAAGTCTATCCCCCTGTGGGTCTCTGTCTGATATGGTCTCAAGCTTATTTACCACATCTTCTTCTTTAACACCTACCTTTTCTAGTAGTGTATCAATATTATCTTGCGTTTCTTGTACAGTACCTTCGTACTTTTTAATCTTAAGTTCTCTTGTTTCTCTCAGTGCTTGCAACTGTTCGTTGAGACCACTCACACGTTCTTCTATGAGTTCAACTTCATGGTTAGTTTCTTTCAACTCTATCTTATGTGCGGATACTTTCTTTCTTAGAATGTCTTTCATGGTACTAAAGATTGAAATGTCTAACAAGTCTTCAACTAATTTACGTCTCTCTGCCGATTTCAATTGCATGAATGGGGTGAAGTTTGCTGACCCCAAGATAGCAACCTGTGTGAATGAACGGTAACTCATTTTGAGTACGTTCTTTTCTAAATGTTCTTGATAGTCTTTAACCGTAGCGTCTTGGTCTACCAACATATCATTTACATATAATTCAAATTTATTAGGTTTTGCACCACGTATTACTTTGTATTCTCTTCGACCAATTGAAAATTCAACCTCCACTATCATTTCTTTTTGATTGATTGAGTTTATCAATAAGTCTTTTTTTAGATTTCGAAATCCACGTCCGTACAATCCGAAACACAATGCATCTAATAGTGTGGATTTACCAGCACCGTTCTCACCCAATACTAGGGTTGTCTGATTTCTGTCTAATTGTATCTCAGTATATTTGTTGCCTGATGAAAGAAGGTTCTTCCACCTCACAGTTTTGAAGTTTATCATAAATAAGAGTGTTCATCCAATGCTTCATTATACAACGTTGTCATCAATTCGTTAAGTGGCTTTTTCTTACCTTGGATTTCTAATCCATCGATGTAATTGGATAGGATAGTTAGAGTGTCTTCTACATCTTCTATATCATCATCTCCATAAAAATCCATATGTTTATTATCGTCCACAACCGATACATGTAAAGGTGAAGCAGCATGTACCTTGTCTAAGAATGTATCAAACCAATACGGATTGTCTTTATTGACGACAATAATTTTCACAAACTTACCAGTGTAATTTGAATAATCCTTTTCACTTATAGTTTCAAAAGTTTCTTTAGCGTCATCATAGAAACCTTTTTCAAACATAGTAATAGGATTGTGTATTGGAGTTAAGGATTGGTCTTCAGTATCAAAAATATGGAAGTACTTCTTATCGTTATAATCTGACCAAGTAAATTCCATCTGTGAACCAACGTAATGAATGTTCTTGACTTCCGACTTTTGGTGGAAGTGGCCGCTATACACTTTATCAAAACGTTTTAAATATGAATGGTCTAGTCCATGTTGACATGTCATGCCTGGCATCATCAATGCACCTTCTATTTCAAAGTGACCCATAGCAATAGATGCTGGTGCTGAACGTAAAAATTCTACTGAGTCAGCATAGTTATCATTATTAATCCATGGCACAAGTGCAATAGGAAATCCATCATACTCTCTAACTTCACACTCAGAATAAACAGATACGTTTGGTTGATTGTAAAGAAGTAATTCGGGAGCATTGACATCATTGGTGTTCTTATAATATGTGTCATGATTACCAATTACTAAGTCCATGGTTATACCACGTTCAGTCATAGGTTCAATGAAGTGTTTGATATTTGCTTTCATGGAAGCGAAGTTGATATACTTCCTTCTATCGAAGTAGTCACCCATGTGAATGATGTGTTTGATATCATGTTCATCTAAGTATGGGAAGAACACTTCATTATAGAAACGTCCTTGATAATTAGACATCTCAATCATATCACCTCTCACTCCACAGTGAGTGTCATTCAGTATCGCTATTTTCATTTAACTGCCTCGCTGATACAAAGAGATTCTCCATCACTAAAACCATATCCCATTGCTTTCA